GTCGTACATTTCTTGGGCTGATTTTTGAGCTTGCCATGCATTCCAACCCAATTGATATGAATCAATGTGGGATTTTTGCATTGAGTAAGTTCCCTCTACAACTCTTTGAACCGTTTCCCACCACCTCTCGTTCTTACCATCGTCTTTAATACGAGAATAAGTCCTCATATAAACTAATTCTCCTAAACCATTAAAACCAAACGGTGCTTTTTTTCTCTTGTATTTGTTGACGAAATTTTCTGATAACTTAAATTTTTCCATTAATCTGGCTCCTGTATCCTATTCGTATTAACCTTAACCAAAAATAACTATAATATATATCAGATTAAAAACAGGTGTTTTTAAATTTTTATGATTTTTAATTAATTTTTTCTTCTTAGTTTTATTCGAAGCCTTCAACTTCGGTGTTTTTCATATCATTGTACTTACTAGCCAACAATTTTCTCTTAAATTCTTCACTATTATCCATTTTACCTTGTTGTGTTTTACCTGGCATACTTGTACTTTCATAGATTTCAATTTTTCCAAGATTAGTATTCATACTCATTGGATAAGTTATACCATCTTGCCCAAATCTATTTTTAATAATATGACACCTAGCAGTATGACTTAACTTATCTTCTGCTTTTCTACTAATACTTAATACAAAATCAGCAATCATAATTTTACTATATGCTTCAGCAATCTTTTGTGCTTCAATAACTTCTTCATCTAATGCTGAACGATTAGCCTGAGATGCAGTCCACAATGGAACTTCAAACTCTCCAGCTAATCCTCTTAAATCTTCATAAATACTACCTAATTGGTGTCTCACCTCTCTCATACCACTATTATCTCTCAATATATCTGCATAATCAACTATAACCAAATCTGGTTTTATATCTTTCAATTCTAATTGTTTTAAATGTGCTGAAATTGTATTAACTGTTGCTGCACGTGTTGGATAGTATTTAATAACCATTCTACCCTCAAGAGAATCAATGATTTTCTTCACTTCTTCTCTATGAAACTTAATATTTTGTGTACTTATACCACTAAAAACTGTATCATATCTCAAACCAACATATGTTTCATTTAACTCTAATGTATAATGAACTACTGTAAATCCTTTTTTAAGTGCACCTGCGGCAATTGTCTGAAGTAACCAAGTTTTACCAACACCTGATGGTGCAACTACAACACCCAATTCACCTTCACCCAATCCACCATCCATAACATCATTTATTATATCCCAAGGCGTTTTTATCGTAATTCTTGTAGATTTAGTCAATCTCTCTTCAATACCTACATTATAATCATGACCAATATCTACAGCAGTTCCAGCTTTCATAGCATTATCTATAACTGTTTTGATACCATCATAGTTTTGATTTTCTAATAGACTTACAGATTCCATAATAGCAGATTTTAGAACTTGATTTTTACAAAAATCTAATATTTTTTCTTGAACGAACTTTAAATCATTTGCTTCTCTATGTCTCCAAGCATCTTTTAATGCTTCAATAATAGATAATTTAAATACATCATTCTCCATATCATCAACTGCTATCTTTATAGCTTCTAATGTAGGTGTGGTTTTATACTTTAGAAAATACTTATGTATCTCTTTAACTAACCACTTGTTGGAATCTGATTCAAAATATTCTGGTTTAAGAACTTCTGAAATCGTTTGTAAAAACATAGTATCAATTAAGCATGATGCTATAACTTTAGATTGAAAAGATGTTCCAAATTGAGTTAAAGAACTATTCTCCATATAACTCTTTCGTAAGCTTTGTCTTCGATAAATTTAATTTCTTTTGTCTATACTTATCTTTCATCTTCTTTAAAATGGTTTCTTTATTTCTATAATAGTAATCCATTTGCCATTTTTTTTGAGCTTCTTTCTTTTCCTTAACAGTAAAATATCTTTTTTTCCTACCCATTAGTTTGCTCCGCATATTTATCCATCGTGGTAAAATTCTGAGCTAACCAACTACTTACATTTGGTAAATTCTGAAATAATCTATCTTCCATGAACATGGTTTCGAATTTATATTTTATTAACCTTCTTATGGGACCTCTAACTACATCAATTAATTTTGTTTTAGTTGAAGCACTAATATTTACATCTTCTAATTGCATCAATTTATAATTACGCTCAAGTAATTCTTTGTTCTGTAGTATCTTAACAAAAAAATTATTACCATCATCTTTATGTTGATGTGCGTATTTATATATCTCCTGTAAATTATAATTATTAGATTCTTCACTCAAAGATGGTATGTTTTTTACCAAAGTTTTAGTTGCTATTCCCTTGACACCATTTATATTATCAGATTTATCTCCTTCAAATATTTTAGCCATAATAAAGTTCTCTGCAGTTATACAATACTCTTCTAAAACTGCTTCTTTATCATATAATTTCTTTTTTGTAGGAGACCAAACCTTGATATCATCAGATACTAACTGTAAGAAATCTTTGTCGGTTGACATAATGACTTTCTCACCATCTTTGATTACATTTTTTGCAATATATGCTATAGCATCATCTGCTTCGATACCATCTACGGATATAGTGGTTAATGGTAATAATTCAAGATAATCTGCAACTCTTCTGAGCTGCATATACATATTTTTTCTTTCGTCTTCTAAGTTTTCTAAACCATCTACTCTATTAACTCTATAAGATGTTCTTCGTTTATTTTTATAATCGGAATATAATTTACGACGGCGGTTACTCCCACCCTTACCGTCAAATACAATGATAGTACGGGTGGGATTAAACATATTAATAGCAAAACCCATGCTTTTAAGAAAACCCACAATGCCACCAACATGAACACCGTTTTCGTTTAAAGTCGGCATTACGCTGAACACTCTAATAAAAGTGTTCAAACCGTCGACTATTAAGACTTTCTTATTTGTGTTCTGAAAGTCTACAGAACCACCTTTTTTCTTTATCTCATTCAGGATTGAAAGGTATCTGGCATTTGACATTATTCACCAACTACCTCATCTGTTTCAATAACATCATCTATTCCCAAATCTTTCATATCATACTTCAATATAACTTTTTCACAAATTTGGTCGTAAACAAATGATTTGAAATCAGGATCTGATAACTTCTCTCCGAATTCTTTTGATTGAAATTTATGTTCTGCTCCTAAGTGATCGGTTATGGTATACCAAGCACCAGCTTGTTTTACTATATTATGATCTTTCATCACTTTTAACCAACTACCCACATCATCAATACCACTCTCAAAATATAGAGGGAACTCACAACTTCTCAAAGGTGGACCTAAACGATTCTTGACAACTTGTGCAAGTATCGTCATACCAATCGTATTCTTCTTAGCATCTTTAATCTGACCTTTGTTTTTCAATCTAATTCTTGTAGATGCGTGGAATGGTAGTGCTTTACCACCACTTGTAGTCCAAGGATCCCCAAACATAACACCTAACTTAGCACGTAATTGATTAGTAAACACAAGAGCAATTCTTTGTCTACCAATCATTTGAGTAATCTTTCTTAATGCTTTTGAAACAATAATTGCTTTGGAAGTAGCCCATCCTTCTTTATCAAAATCTGCTTCCATCTCTACATTTGTAGATGCAGCTGCAAGTGAATCTACAAGAATGGTTACTAACCTATTTTTATCTGATTCACGAACCTTAGATACGATTTCTTCAACCGCCTGGAATATATTTTCAACTGTTTCTAAATGTAGATATAACATACTACCTACATCTACACCAATAACTTTTAAAAAGTCTTGACTAACTGATGTTTCAGTATCTATATAAACTGCTACACCACCTTTTTTCTGAGTTTCAGCTAAAAGATGTGCACCAACTAATGATTTACCACTTGATTCTAATCCATTGATTTCTGTAATTCTACCAACTGCAGCTCCACCGTGTGGTCTATTAGAAATTGCTAAATCTAATAATGTGGAACCTGTAGAAATAAATTCTTTTATATCGGTGGGTGTTGTATCACTACCATCAAGAAAATAAGCTACCTTAGTATCTTTAAATGTTTTATTTAGACTAGCGGCAAGTTGCCCTGCCAATTCATCTCTTGTTGACATAAACTTCTCCTAAATTTATATAACTTAGGGGAGCGAAAGTTGGAACTCTCACCCCCCAACTTATTTGTTTTTTATTAGTTATTAAACAGATCGTCAAATGCTGCCGAAACATCTTCTGTAGACTTTACATCTTCTTTAACTTCAGATTTAGTTACAGATTCTTCTTTCGACTCTTCTTCTTCTTCTGGATTCAACCAAGTATTCAGAACTTCTGTAAGTTCATCATAGGATTGTTCCTGATAGATTTCAGTAATATCCTTTTGGTTTTCCATTAGATTCTCAAGAAGAGTAGCATCTTCTGTAATCGGGGTTTGATTTGGTTTAACCCTGATATTTGTTTTAGGAAACGAAGCACCAATTTCTTCAGCTGTCTTGAACTCTACTGTAATATCACGACCATTCATTTGATCAGTAATATCACCGTAATCAGGATCAGCTATAATAGAAAGTAGTTCTTGATAAACTGTCTTTCCAAAACCCCAAAACTTAACACCTTGATTCTCTTCACCACGAATGATCACTGGAGCAAAAGTTCTCATTTTAGCTTCAATTTTACGAGCCAAACGATAGTCTTCCTTATTACCCGAAGATTTGAGTTTTTGAGAAAACTCTTCAATTGGGTCTGGACGACCAAATGACATTGGTGAAAGATATGATTTTCTACCCAAATCATAATGGAAAAATAGCTCAATAAAAGGGTTGTCCTTATTGTGTTTATAAGGAACGATTCTTACTTGAGTTGTGCCTGGCGAAGGCTTCCATAGATTTGTAGTACGAGTGTTTGTGATTTGAAGTTGACCTAGACGCTTCTTCAATGCGTTAATATCCATTAGATATCTCCTATTTGTTATTCATTATTGTTAAATGTTTAATTGTTACTAATTTATTTGTAACCGTTTTCATACATAAATAAGTATTATATATGTTCCCCAAAATACATTTTATTTTTCATTTATTTTACTGTAGAAGTAGACCAAGTTGGAAGGTCTGCATCTTCTGTTGTTAATGTTCCGTGATTATTATTTGTTGAAAGGTCTTCGACAGTAGTTCCACTACCTTCTTCAAATCTCCAATATCCTATTAATCCAGAATCACCAGATAAATCATAAGGAGTTCCAGTATTATATAAAGTTGATGCATTTTTAACTTCATCAAAAATAGCTATTTCATCAAGACTACAATCCCATCCGTTGTTATATCCTGTATTTTTGACGTTGCGACATCCAAAATATATTGGAGTATCATCGTCTGTTGCAGTCCATGTTGTAGTAGTATCCATTATTTCAGTACCATCTCTATATGCTTTAAGTTCTCCATTAGTTCCACCAGCAAATGTTATAACCCAATGATACCAAATACCTGTTGACATTCCATGAGAATAACCTGTTTTTTTAGAATTACCAACACCAAAGTATCCTTTAGTAGAAGTATTAAGACCAAATGTAAATCGTTGGGTTGTCATAGAATTGTGCCTTCTACCTAAAGCAAACATATGCGTACCAAGTTCGTCTGGTTTTACCCAATAAGAAACAGTAAATCCATTGTTAAGTGAATAAGCTTGGGGATCGAATGCAGTTGATACAAATGGACCATCACTATTATTGTTGGTAGGACCAGTGAATTTTAATGAATAATTATTAAATTTAATTGGAACTCCACTTCCTCGTGATGTTTTTTTATATTCAGAATTTCTTTCTATATACTCATTGGTAGCATTATAAATACTTTTAGCTATACTTTCATTTACTTCATACAAATATCTATTCTCAGGTATCTTTAACCATTTAGACCAAGTTACTTGTCGATTACCTTGTTTTCTTCTTCCAACAGCTGTTAATATAGGGATTATCTTTGAATCTACATTTTCATTAATAATTGTTTCAACTTTATCGTCATATACTTTTTTTGTTGCTACGACAACTTTACTTTCTAACCATCTTGATTTATCTAACTCTTCTAAAATAGTAGATTTCTCTTTTTCTGCTATAGAAACTTGATTCTTTAATTCAATAGACTCATTCTTTAAATTTTCAATAATCTTATCTTTATCTCGTATCTCACTTTCCAATTGTTCAATAGGAGCAAATAATTTTGCAGATTTTGGTGATTCTGCAGAATACTTCTGGAATGATTCCTGAATTTTAGATGATTTAGCACCACCTAATGCTGTTCTTATTTCTTCTATAGTTGGCATAATTTATTTCTCATCAAAATCTGATTTCCATGTTTTTGTATGTATGATAGAATATACTCTTGTTGGTATCTCATATAGCCCCTCATCATTTGTCAATAACAAACGATTTCTATAGTTCTCCCAGGGTATAGGAAATGAATTATCCAATACACCATTGTTTAGTTTCTTAACTAACTCATTAAGTGCATTGATTGTGTATAGAGAGTTTGATTGTTTCTTTCTATGTATGGAAATTGTGTCTGCTGAACTATCAATATAATCATCGGTTGCTTCTACATTAT